TTGAACATCATCGGAGTGATGGGACTTTGATCACATGCTCTATTGGTACTGGTTCTTTGAATCAGACCTTAGCCCAACGCCGAGTAGACAAGAACGTTCCCGAATCTGGACAAGAGGCGATTCCAGAGGAGGTAAAAATTGATAGCACTTTGCAAAAGATGCACTATGAAGGATCTGTAATTTCTGAACCTTCAACGACAGAGCATCTTGAATCCACTCTTGGATCTCAACTTGAGCAAGTGCAAACTCAAATGAAAGCATCATTTTCAACACCAGTGATCAAACAGGCTGCTCGTTCTTTGGAACAACTAGTTTTGTTGGTTATTGGACTCCAATTTGATACCTCGCTTGAAGCGATTGTCACTAGATGTGTGCAGTTTTTATCTGCAATTACTGAAGGTGGTATTATTCTTACTTTGCGAGATTCATTGATGAAATATGTTGCTAATGCGAGTGTGCCGGACTTGCTCAAAGGCAAAACTATCAAGGAAGCATTTGAGGTTGAGCAATCAACAATTAATCAACCCGAGATGCTTTCAGCAGGCTCATTACAGGTCTGGGAAACTTTGAAACAAGGTATCTTTACGAAACATGTTTCTTATATTCTTGGTACTGTCTTTGCATTCTCCGCCTGCAAAATCAAGAATATCAAATTCAATCATCCCATTTATGAAAAAGTAGTTGAACATGCCAATACAGATGAGATTGATGGTATGGACTTAATTGACCATGCTATCAAACTTTACAATTGGACTTCAACTGTTGGGATGGCTTGCTTGGAGGCGAGGAGTTTGGATCCGATTTTGATCAATTCCTCTACTCTAGCAAATTGCCACGCCAAATATTATGAGTGGCATAAGAAATTCTTGGATTTCAAAAGAGAAGGCAAATCTTCCATGGAGGAACGTCAAGTGATGTTTGTGGAAGTTGAGACAATTCAGAAGACCCTTGAAAAATTTGTCAAAACCCAGAAGGAAAAATTTATTACATTGCAAGCTTCTAGTTTATACAAGGAAGTGTGTGCTTTGTACAATGATGTTCGGGATTTTGTGCAAAAATTAGATAGAGTTAAGGTGGCGAAAGCCTACCACTTGAATGGTGGACCCAAAGTTGGTAAATCCACATTTGCTCCCATCGTTGCGGAGGCAATGTGTTTGGCGAGAGGCATTGAATACCGTAAGGAGGACAATGCCCAGATCAACTTGATGGCCCCATATCAAGATGAGTTGAACAATGCGACTCAAATTGTCACGATTAACGAAACATTGCCAATTAAGGAACATTTGGCAAAATCCGTGGAGAACGCTTACAATACAGCTCTTGCTCTTGTTGATCCTGTACCTTATCATCCGAATCGATCAAATTTGGAGGACAAAGCCAAAATTACTATGCAACACATTGGTGTTATTTCAACTGGAAATACACCACAACCTTTCATGCATGTGGCTAAGACAAAAGGAGCCTGGGAGCGGCGATATCCCATCATTGATATGCGAGTTAAGGATGAGTTTTCTGACGATTTTGGAAGACTCGATTCCTCAAAAACTGACGGATCTGATGATTATCATTGGTATGACGTTTACGAAATCGTTTACCAAGATGATCAAAGGAAAGTTGTACATTATGAATGGGAAGGCAAGAAAAGCATTAATATGACAACTCCGGAAGTTTTGGAGTTGATTCGTAAACAGTGCATTGATCACTACGCTGAACAAGACAAGCTTGATGTGGCGCATAATGCGAATAAACAGAAGGGTTGTCTTGAGTGTAAGCGTCTTGCCGCTTATTGTAAGTGTCCGAACAAGGATGACCATACAACTAAGAATGTGAAGATCTCAGTTCGAGAGACAGATGTTGACTCGGTTGCAAATATCGAGCACATCTGTCCCGCGCGAACTCAGATTGGCCCATTTCGGTCACCTTGTAAATTTCATTTAGGAGGAGTTTGTGCTTATTGTGGTAAGGAAGAGGATTCAGTTGGAAACGAGCCCGAAATGGGCTTGGTTCAAACTGCCGCTTCTACTGCAGGCTCACTTATGTGGTCTTCCATTTTGCCTTGGGTGAATCCTTTTATCAAGTTTCAATGGCTTTGGTCTATCGACAACAATGTCATGCGGTGTATGCATGAAGAGTTAGTTGAAGAACTTAGCTATTGGCCTGAGACTATAGGATGTTCCATTTTTAGTTTGTTTCCTCAAAGTTGGGAAACTCGCAGAGATGGATCGTTGACCTGGTTTGGCAAGAGGAAAGATCAATTCCTCCGTATGGTCGCTGCGGAAAAACAGATCTTTTTGCCTTTGAGTTACCTTTTCAGAAGAGCGCTGACTTGGGGAATTCTTTCGTTTATTGTTCTTCTTTCGTTTGGAAGAATGATGGAGAATTTTGGCCTGAATCCTCGCGCTTATGAAACAGTAGAATTTCGCACTCGTGAATACTTAGAATTTGGATGGTATTATCCCTATCCTCAATATTCTGAGTATGTGTTTGAAAGACGAGAAATGTATGCTGAATTTGGTATTTACACTGAGAAATACCTTGATTGGCATGATTTCTACATTAACATCTACTTTTTTGAAAAAATTCTGGGTAAGATCTGTTTCCCTTGGTACTTCTGGTTTACTCGAGTAGTTCCCGTGCTTGTCATCAAGGAGTATGACTGGTGGCTTATGCCAACAATCATGAGCTGTTTGGTGACTATTGTGCTTTTCTTTCTAATGTGGTGGCGCAGAGCAATGGGTTTTCATCAACGTTATGAAAACTTAAAGGCTCGTTCTATGAGTGATCCACATTTCCAGAAAGAGATTTATGAGAAGAGCCGTAGACATTGTTCTGAGTACAATGCTGTTGTACCCACAGCTGTGGGTGTAATTGGAGCAGTTGTCACAGGACTTGTCATTTGGAACTCTATGAGGAAACCCGAAGTTGAACTTTCAGAGAAAAAGACGTCTTGGAATGATTGGTTTACTTTTAACCGAGTTGTTCCGGAACCTTTTCTCACGAAGAACTCGACAGCGAGTGAATGCCAAAATACTCTTGCAAAATCCTTGACGAATGTGGAAGCCACTATTGATGGCAACACACGACGAGTTATTGGCAATTATCTTGAACCAGGTATTTTACTACTGCCAAGACATTTCTTCAAGAAAGACCCATACAAGGATGAAATTATGGATCAACTAGATTTATACATGGAAACTAATGGGGTGAGACATAAGACTCGAGTGTATGCGAAAAGCATGGTGCAAATCTCAGGTAAGGATGCGGTGATAATAAAGGTTGCTAAAGCCCCTAAACTCGCTCGCTCTATTGCATTCATGCTTCCAAAGAAAACAGGATCAGGAAATATCAAAGGAAAATTGCTTTACTTAGTTCGAACTTCGGGCAAACCTATTGAGTTTGTTGGAAAGCCCTCATTTGAGGTTTGTAAAGAAGATTTATCTTGTTCCTATGAGAAAGACGTTGACTGCGCTGGTTATAGTGTTGGTCGCGGTATTTCTTATGCATCTCGAGTCACAAAAGAAGGATTCTGTGGATGTCCAATCATTGCAGATAGAAAAGATGGTTCCATTCTTGGATTTCATATTGCAGGAAAGAACCATGGTTTGACCACCAGAAAGGGTTACGCTCAAGAGATCACATATGAGGATTATATGGAAGCTAAGGAGAAATTAAAACTCTCTCCAAGCTATACTAATCAACCTGAAATGAAAGATCTCAAGCTAACTCGTCTTGGACAGGACTTGATAACGGGGGAGGGGCCCCATCCAAAAACAGAAATGTTTAAGGAAGGAGCTATGGATGACTATCCCTGTATGACAGTTGTCGGTCACAACACTAATCTGCCCAGGTACAGGTCTCGAGTTCGTAAATCAGCATTGAGTCCTTCTATCGAGAAACACTTTGATGAGAAGTGTCGATGGAAGGCTCCAGATCTGAAACAAGCTTGGACCCACCACAACAAGAACCTAAAGCGTGTAGCTAAGGGAGCTTGGGAGGTGCCACCAGATTCTCTCAGATGGGCGTTTGATGATTATTGGAATCAATTGTTTGAAGCACTTGAGCCATATATTAAAGAACACCCAGAACTTTGCAATGCTCTTGATCTTGAAAAGGCCATTAATGGGGATCCAGATTCTCATTATATGAAACCTTTGAAGATGGGGACAGCTGCTGGTCTTCCTGAGGGAACCAAGGAATCCAGTGGTGTTTTTGAACGTATGCCAGATTATCCAGATGGCAGGAAGAGATACAAATTTTCTTCTGAAGCTCAAAAATACTACGATGAAATGATGGCTTCTTTTGATCGTGGAGAAGGCGTTGGAGTTTACGTGAGAACTTGCCTTAAAGATGAGGTAGTTGCCGAGGACTCTGAGAAAGTTAGAATTTTCTACATTCTCGAGTGTGTTTTCGGTGTAGCGTGCAGGCAGTACTATTTGCCTGTAGCTGAGTTCTTGTCGAGACATCCGCTTACTTCAGAATGCATGGTTGGAGTGAATTGTGCAGGACCTGAGTGGGAAGCACTAGTTTCACACATCAATGAACTGGCAACAGATGGTAGACTTAACGATTGGGACTTTAGTGGTTATGATCTTTGTAGACCACCTGATGTCATGTGTGCATCAACCAACATTCAAAAGAAAGTTGGAGAAACTATGTTGTATTCCGAGAAAGACTTGAATCGCATGGCTATGATTGGAGAAGAATTAAGGTGCCCAATGGTGAACTGGAATGGCACAGTGATTTTTCTTTATCTTTGGTGTTCTGGCAACACCATGACCGTGTATGGAAACAGCATAGAAAACTCTTTACATCAAAGAATTTCATTCCACTGGAATGGAACACGTCTTAGAGGAGATGATTTCTATAAGCTTGGAAGATATCGTGATAATGAACACATTGCTACTTATGGCGACGATGGACACGCGGGTTCAAAACCCGAGGTGCGTGATATAACTACTTTTAGTTCGCGCAAGATGTACTTCGATATGATTGGCATGGGTTTCACAGATGCTCGAAAGGGCGATGTGGCAGAAGAAACGGTTCCAGCTAGTGAAGTCGATTTTCTTAAAAGACAATCGGTTTATCATGAAGCGCTTGGCCTTCGGGTTGGCGCTTTGAGCAAAGAATCCATATGGAAGATGGGCCATATGAGTTCTGGCGTTGGTGAAGATGAAGATCTTGCCATCGCGGCTATGCAATCAATGTTGCACGAGGCTTTCCTCCATGGCGAAGAATTCTATGAATATATTCGCTTCGGCCTTCAAAAGTGCGCTAAAGATTGCTACTTCTGGACCAGAGAGTTGGACATTCCTTTTACGGAAAAGAGTAACCTCTGGCTCGAGAAGTACGGGAGCTAAGCTCCCGGAACAATTGACCCGTGCATGTCGTTAAACTGCATGCCCAGTAGGATCTGGGCCCTACGGGAAAGCAAAACCGGTGAGTGTGCATGGATACCAACTCTGATCGTCGAACAGTGATGAGTTAGGCTTCGCATTCCTGAATGTTCTTTGAGTGAGATTAGGCGGTTTCACTCAAGTATTCAAATGCCTTCTTTAAATAATAATTCTTCAAACAAGATCTTCGGGACTGGCATGCCCGGAGACGCTACAATTAGCACACAAAATATGTCATTCATTGATAATTCTCCAGGACAAATGGATTCTCGAGGAACTGTCATGGATCCAACAAGAAACTTAGGTTTCATGTCGGATACCACCCTTGACAATTTCTTCTCCCGTCCTGTGAAAATTTTCACCACCGATTGGAGTATTAGTACACCTCTATTCGCGAGATTCAATCCTTGGAAGTTGTTCTGGGAAAATCCAAGGAACCTTGAAAAGATCAAAAACTACTATTTGTTGAAATGTACTATGCACATTAAACTGTTAATCAACGGTAATGCGTTTTATTACGGCAGAGCCATTCTTTCTTATGAGCCTCTTGCCGCACTGGACAACACTGCTTATAACAAGCAGACGCGCAATAACGCTTACGTGATTCAGGACGTTGTGCGATCTTCGCAAAGAATGCATATTTACATTAATCCTACAGAGAGTCAAGGAGGAAGTTTAACGCTTCCTTTCTTTAATCCTGCAAATGCCCTTATTATACCTGATAACGGATGGGATGTAATGGGAGACTGCGTTCTGCAAAGTATCAACAACCTTCAACATGCCAATGGCGGAACAGATTCGTTGACCATATCTGTGCTTGCCTGGGCAGAGAATGTTTCCTTTGCAATTCCAACAGCTGCGGTTCCTCAAATGGGGATCCCAGAAATGGCGGATGAACATAACAAAGATGTCATCTCTCGCCCAGCTAGTACGATAGCGAGATACGCTGGGGCGTTGAGTAATGTACCCTGGATTGGTCCTTTTGCTAAGGCCACTGAGATTGGCGCTGGAGCTATTGCTTCAGTTGCTAAAATCTTTGGTTACTCAGCACCGACTAATCTAGATTATTCACTTATGACGCCGTTACCTCGTTCTTCTATGGCAGTAGTAGACACAAAATACCCAACTAACAAGTTAACTGTGGACAGTAAGCAAGAAGTAACTTTGGACCCTGCTACAACAGGGATAGCAAGTATGGATGAACTTCCTATTGCTTCGATTGCCGGTAGAGAGTCTTATCTCACTACTTTCGATTGGACAATAGCTAGAGATCCGGAAGATATGCTTTTCCAATGTTACGTCGATCCTCACATGGTAGTAACTAATGGTCAAGAGTATCACTTTACGGCGTGTGCAGCTGCTGTTCTGCCCTTTGAGTATTGGAGAGGAACTATGAGATTTCGATTTCAAATAGTTTCCTCTTCATACCACAAAGGCAGAATTCGCATCGTATATGACCCGACAGGTGGTGCCCTGAATCCAGAGTTCAATACTCATTATACCACTATTCATGACATCTCTAACGAGAAAGATTTTACAGTGGATGTGGGTTGGGCTCAAGCTCTACCATATCAGGAACCTTTACAATCAGCAAATCCATTTACAACGAATACCACTCCTTTGGCACGATTGACTGATCAGACAAATGGCACGATAAGTGTCTATGTTTTGAATGAGCTTTCAGTGCCTGGTACTGTTGTGGCCGACATTCAAGTGAATGTTTTTGTCTCCATGTTGGATGACTTTGAAGTAGCTATGCCTAACGGTGATATAGCTTCTTGGCGTTTTAGAAATCCAACAACTCCACAAAGAAACTTGCCACAGATGGGT